TTATTTTTTCTTGTAAATATCGGCGGTGCCGTGAATTTTGTTGTTTGTATTACCGGAAGTCAGCACCAGTACATCAGCACCTTCTTTATCGGCCTTTTCGACCAGCTCTTTTTTCGCATCGTCGACAGAGACTTCGTTAGCCGTGCTCACGGTACCGATTTTTTCATACTGAGACTCAACTTTCTCAAACTCGTTTTTCGTCAGCAGTTCAGCCGCAAAGGTATTGGTGGTAAACAGAAATGCAGCGCCCATCAAAATAGCAGTCGTTTTTTTCATAACCTTTTTCCTTGAGATTAATCAGCAACTACAAAAAGCCCCACGAGTGAGAGTGAGGTGATATGAGCATGGTAGAGGAATAACAAAATTGCCACAGCGTAAGAAAAATACTGTTATAACAGTCAATTGTGCTGTGAAAAATGTGCGTTAACGCTACTTTCGCGATGGGTGTTTCATGAAGAAAATCAGGCTGGCTTGAAACTGGCGTAAGCGCCTGTTTTTAAATGGCACGCCCTGTAGGATTCGAACCTACGACCTACGGCTTAGAAGAACGTAGAGTACTATTTAACGCACTGTAATATCATTGGTTTTTCCGCGCTCGCTACGCATTTGTGTCATTATGTGTCGTTACCTGCTTTCTCGTTTTCTTGTGATACATCCATGCATGACACATCTATGACACAGAGAATGCATAGCCATGCCCCTTGCATCGCTATGTAATTTCCCAATCTCACAACTTTGCGTAACTCCTTCCAGTTTCGCAACTTGCCGCTTTACGCCCAATGCCTTCATCAGCATAATCACCACCGATCCGATTGTAAGATTTATCAGGTGCGCACCTCTTTTATCGGACAACAAGCAGATCTGAAAATCTCGTAGTGTATCGAGGCGACAGCATTTCACGCTTCATCTGCCACTGCTGCTGTATGCCCTGCCCGGCAAAATAGAGCGTGCCCTTTCCGTCCTTTGCATTCAGTTGATCCAGCACTTCCATCAGTTTTTCACTTCCGGCACGCGGAGCGCTGTCGTCGAACAGGTTGAGTTGGGCCACGCCCTGGCTGAAGAAGTCGCCCAGCATGACACCCGCTTTCTGGTAACGGTGGCCGTCCTTCCATATTTTGTCCAGACACTTTACCGCGGCGTTGATGATGTCTCTGCTGTCCTGAGTTGGCGTGAGCAGCCTTACCGATGCGCTGTTTCCGTAATACGGCTCATTAAGGGCAAATGGAGAGGTCTTGACGAAAGCGGAGATAAAACGGCAGTACTGATGCTCACCACGTAGCTTTTCAGCTCCACGGGCCGCATAGCTGCAAATCGCCTGCCTCATCTGCTCATAGTCTGTAATGCGTTCGCCAAACGATCGGCTGCATACAATTTCCTGCTTTACCGGGGCGAACTCCTCCAGATCCAGGCATGGCTCGCCGCGCAGCTCGCGGACGGTTCGCTCCAGCACAACGTTAAAGTGTTTTCGGATAATCCACGTACTCTGCTCTGAAAGGTCCAGTGCGGTTTTGATGCCCATAGCGTTCAGCTTCTTGCTGATGCGCCGGCCAACGCCCCAGACATCCTCCACAGGAACAAGCGCCAGTAACCTTCGCTGCCGGTCGACGTTTGAGAGATCAACCACGCCTCCCGTCTGCCGCTGCCATTTTTTCGCAGCATGGTTAGCCAGCTTAGCCAGCGTCTTGGTCTGAGCTATTCCAACACCCACAGTAAGATGCGTCCGCTGTAAAATGGTCGCGCGGATCTCTTTCCCAAATTCAGTCAGGTCCCGGCAGTTCCTTACACCGGTCAGGTCGCAAAAGGCTTCGTCTATGCTGTAAATTTCCACGCGCGGGCTCATTTCTTCCAGTGTGGTCATTACCCGGCTGGACATATCTGCATAGAGCTCGTAGTTGCTGCTGAAGCAAACAACACCAGCGCGCCGGAACAATTCCTTCTGCTTGAAGAACGGCTCACCCATCGCAATCCCGGCAGCCTTTGCTTCTGCGCTACGTGCGATTACGCAACCGTCATTATTCGACAGAACGACAACAGGCCGCCCGCGCAGGTCTGGTCTGAATACCGTCTCGCAACTGGCATAGAATGAGTTAACATCGACCAGGGCAAACATCACATCACCGGATTGTCGTCTGTGAGCGCCGCAGCGCCATTTATAAAGAAGGTCACCACACCCATAACTTCAACTTCATCCAAAGCATCACCTTCTATGCTTTCACCGCCTTCTGTGATGAGCGAACCGCCCATAACGACCGCGAACTGTAGCTGGCCGAACGCATTCACCAGCACTCGCGTTCCGTTGTCGGGCACAAGATCAGGCTGAAAAAGCGCATATCCACCTGACGTTTCAACCAGGCATGAGTAGCGGTTAACACCACACAACTGCTCAAGTTTGTAACTTTGAGATGCAGGCTTCATATCTAACCACCCTTAATATTACTGTATGCATACACAGTAATATTAAGCGACATTGTCGATCAAGCCCTGAGGCAGCATTGACTTGTAAGTGGCTAAATTAGATAGACATTTACTTGTTGAATACCATCAGGTTGTTCTAATGTAAAATCATAACACGCTCATCTTGATTACGAGATCTTAACGGTTAAGAAGAAAGCTCATCATGCATTGAAATTAGCTTTAGTCATATGCTGTTTGTGACGTGATGATTTTCAGTTACTATATCCACTACGGTCAATTCTTTAGCGCTTGATATGAAAAAACAAATAATTAATGCAAATGGCTCCACTGAACGAAATGGCATAATTGACACACTTAGATTCTTAGGTCTCTCATTAATAATATTAGCCCATGTAAATCCTAACGAATACATCTTCCAATTGCGGAATTTTGATGTTCCGCTGATGTTCATTGTAATGGGAATGTCTTTCGGATTAACATCGGATAAACAACGCACAAAACTTACATACATAGTTTCACGATTCAAAAGGTTGATAATTCCGACATGGGTGTTCTTGGTGTTTATGTTTGTTACGAGCTATCTTTATTATTTAACAGCTAACATAAGAATATTTTATTTTAGTGAGTATGAAATATACACGTCATTTTCTTTATCGCGAGGGTTTGGGTTTGTATGGGTTATTAGACTGTTTTTTGCGGTATCAGTGATTGCTATATTAACACCAAGTAACTTCTACCGGATTAATGTTTTTATAATATACATACTTTCAATTTCTATCATATTTATGAGCGACAATATACTTGGTGAATGGTATAAGGAGTTAGATAGTGGGAATGATATATTACTACTCGGCTCTTTCCTCTCTAACGTCATACCATATTTTTTTATTTTCCTGTTAGGAACCAAACTATTAAACGCCACAAGCAAGCAGATGTATAGCTTATTTTCGATCTCATTGTTATTTTTCCTTGGCCATGCCTTATATAACTATTTATACCATTCGGCCTACTACCAAACTCAAATAGATAAATACCCTCCTGGCTTATACTATCTGAGCTATTCACTGGCAATGTCCTTACTTTGTTTAATAGCTCTGAGAACATTACAATCAAAAAACATTAACACAGCCAGCGCGCTGATAATATTCATTTCCTCCAATTCGATCTGGATATATTTATGGCACATAGTTTTTGTGATGTTAACAGATTCAGTTGATATGTATTTTTTAGCAAGATATGCGTTAGTATACGCAGCTGCAATTTTATCTTTCAGCGTCCAGTATAGACTTATAACCCAATTATCAAGTAAATTACACAATAAGAAATATAAAAATTGGATGACTTCCATATTCACTGGTTGAATTATAGCCCGTCATTATGACGGGCTAGTTCATACTATTTAGAGAATGCAGAAAGCAAAGCAACAGTGAATGATGCTGTTCCCGCATTCATCATGCAGGTTTTACCGCCAGAAAATCCACTTATATTTTGCGAAACAGAGTTTCCTGAGGTTGGGTATAGAGTGATGGTGTCACCACCTTTAATAACTCTTACCTTTCCTGTCACGTCAACGGAGGATGTAGCTACCGAGGTTAGCGTGCCATTACTCATCGTATAGAAGTTGATAGTACCTGTAGCTGTTCTGCTTATGCCACATCCGGACTTCTGCTTTTGTTTGTAGTTAAAAAGCACCATGGTGCCAACTGGCATAGACTCCAGATCGACTGTTGATGCCTGGTATGCCTTGACTCCATTAACCATATCAGGAGCTTCATCGTCAGGTGTTGATAAGCTATATCCTAAAGTCAAATCATTGACCGAAGGGTCATTACCTGACACACCTTTTATTTGTGCAACATTTAGCGCAATGAAGTTAAATCCAGTGAAAATTGGTTTCATTGGCTCCCTGAACATTAATCCCGGAGGGTAAACTCTTGAAGGCGCCCCGTCATAAGATACGGATATAATATTGAGACCCTTTTTAAGAATTCCGATATTTGTTGTCTGCTTGCCCGTGAATGATGCCATGCCATTACTCGCAACCGGCCCTGACAGATATGCAGCATTCCTGATATCATTAAGGATAACAGAGAATTGGTTCACACGGCCTGAAGTTGTATAGGTGGGATTGTAAGGTTCGAACAGTGTAACTGAAATATCGCTTGAGTCACTCCACACAAAGTACCTGCACGTAACATTCTCAGATGATGGGCTGATAACCCCCCAACCACCGAGAGCATCCAGGTAATCACCACCACTCAAATTAGCTATCGAAGGTAAATACCTTGCACCAGATGGATACCCAAACCCTACAAAAGACAACTGAGTAGTAGGGATGACATTCTTATTATTCCTTGCAGTATAGACTCTTTCCTTAAATACTTCTTTTGCTGCATATGCGCCGATGTAAGCATGCCCAACAGTTGAGGGATGGCTTTGGTCGAACACAGTCCCGCCCGCACGCTTTGCAATTTCAGATATTGAATAAGCACCAATATCAGCATAAGCATCAGTTGTTGCCAATGATAGGTCTAAAAACTCAACTTTTGGATACAATCTCTCAATGCGCTTCTTAATTGATGATTCAAGAAATGCTTTCGGCGCATCATTATTATTCATAGTAACGAAGCAGACAGGGCTTCCATACCCCCATGCTTTTCTTATAATCTTTTCGAATTCGTGAAAATATTGATCAAACCCGATGGTCGGTAATTCACCGTTATCATTATATCCGAGGCTAACGAAAAGAACATCAGGCGCAGTTTTTCCATATGCGGAGTTCTGGAAGAACCCATAATCAAAGTTAGCATACCCCCAACCTGTGGCTAAAGCCTTTCCTGAAGAGGCACAGTTGTATCCTTTAAAGATATTTGTTGTGCTATCAGATAACATGTTTAGGCAGTCAGTGAATATCCTGAACCATGAATATGATCCACCATTAAGATTATGGTTGTAATTTGTTGAGCTCAGATTACCACTGGCATCAGTAGGGTTTGCAGTCCACCCAGAGCTGTAAGCTCCGTCCGTTATAGAATCTCCAATGATACCGACATGACAATCAGCAATCGTTGATGGGTATCCCTGTTTGTTTGCAAATTGAGCAAGAGTGCCAAGGGCTGTAAAATCTGTCCCGTTGGTTGCAAGACCCACATCAAACACATGCTCGTTACCCCATGGGTCGCGAGTAAGAACTTTCCCTTCACCGGTGAATTTGGTTACATCATCATCTGGCAGGAAATTACAGCGTAGCTGGACACCCTTCGGAACATAAATTTGTCCTGTGTAAGCGTATACTGCTGCGCGGTTATCTGTCGTGCTATCAATGACGACCCCTGGAACATATTTTACAGCTAATGCGTCACTGCGGTATTTACCGTTGCTTAGCTCTGTCCTTAAAGCGGCATCCCCAACACCGACCCACTTCCCGTCACCAATACCGCCAGTGCTATCGGGAGTAGACCCTGGGGGAACTACTTTGGGGAGGGTTCCGTCCCATCTGTAATATTCCCCGTTGCTCTTCCAGCGCAGGCACTCGTTAGCAAGGCTAATGGTGCTGCCATCTTCAAAAGAATCCTTCGTGATATAGCCATAATTCAGAATTGCCTGATTCGCATCGTAATTTATACCTTCAATTGTACGATGTTCATCGCCGAACCTGTCAACATAAACATGATTTTCTGACGTAACGAACTCGTCGATTTTGCCTGCGTTAAACTTCAGATCGCGCGGGGACTCGCTCGGTACTGGCAGGTTGGTAGGTGTCGTAGCCATATTAGTTCCATAAAAAAACCCGGCGCGGTGGCCGGGTCTGGGTGATCGGGATTGGTCTTATTGGTAAATCAGATCGCTATACTCAGCGAGGGTTAATGAGGTGCTGCCCTTGCCGTCTGGTTGCTTCGCCGTGATAGTCCACTGCCCTGCATCAAGCTCCTGTGACGTGGCAATGACGTATCGTGAGGGTGACTGCACTTCCCGGCCGTCGAAGAGGTTAAGGTCGATATCAGGAATGGCAGCGGTAAAGCCGAACGCAGTATCAGCACGCGGAGACGCCGGGTATCGCGCAGTGGTGGCACCTGACGAATCAGTAACCTGCACATACATCGTTCCTGAGAAATTAATGCGCTCACTGGTTTCGAAGTCATTCCCGACCCGCGACACGATATAACCGGCCTGTTGGTTAGTGTCGTATGTGTCAGGAACCTGAACCATATCGCCAATGTTCACCCACTCGCCGTCTGCCATGGCCGTTACCTGCATGGTCATGCGGGAATAGATAAGCCGCTTGCACTCGCGCAGCGCCCGCTCGTCGGCCTGAAACCTGTTCCTGACGTACAGCATTTCGAACTTCTTCGCCTTTGCCGGATATCCTTCAATTATGGAATTGCCGGATATCCGGTACCGGACAAAGTCCTGCTTATTGGTGTCCGGGTTGCGATACTGCACTTCTACGCCGTCATAACCGCCCGGGAGCGTCATGTCGTAGGAGAGCGAGTAGCCATCAGGTTTGGTGTTCGAGCGGTTGAATATGGTGGCTGCAGACGTCTTTTTGCCGTCTCTGGTGAAAGACAGCACGCCGTTGTCGTCATAAACCGAGACGCTGGCAGCGTCACAGATGGTCTCCATGCGCGAACCGAGCGACACATCTTCATCGTCAAAGGTGTAATCGAAATACCCAAGACGCGGGTCAATAGCGTCAATTTCAGCCTGTATCTGGTACAGGCCGTAGATATCAATGCTAGACTCCGGCTGCTGCCCGACGACCAGCCAGTTAAACAAAGCGATGTCAGCGAACTTACGCGATGGCCTTAGCGTGTAATCAACCTGCTGCGTCGTCATGTTGTAGCTGATGACGTGGCGAGTGATTAACGCGTTGTACTTCCTGTCTCGCCCGCTTGTTGCGTTCTCTGTGGCCCGGACCTTGACCATCACCAGTGAATCTTCAGCGTGAACGACGTTCGTCCTGACGTTTACCGCATGAATCTCTTCGACCTGCAACTTGCTCGCGTCGCTGCTGTTATCGGTCCTCTGGAAGGTAATAGCATAGCGCCCAAACCCGCCAGCCGGAGTGAGCTTATCAGTCCGGTAAAACGTCTCCGACATGTAGTCGTGTGGTGTTGTCTGCCGGTACGTGAATGTCTGCTCTGTCCCCGGAATCAGATTGTTGTCATTGTCGACTTTCCAGATGTTGACCACCCAATTCGTTTCACTATTACCGCCAAGGCCAGACTGCGTATGCAGCCACAACTGGCTGGATGGTATTGGCGAGAAGAACGGGCCGACGATCAGCGCGGCGTTGTCGTTCAGGATGAACTTGGTTGTGTTGATTGTTGCGTCCTGGATGGGAATAGACGGACCATTCAGGTTGTCAAACGTGAAAGTATAATAGTAAACAGGGCTGACTACTGATCCATCGTTAGTCTCTGCAAAGCTGATGAGCCTACCGGAAAGCGTTACGTCTTCCGTTCGCGTTCCGCCGGTGATTGGATACGTCACGTTGATAGTGAACGTGACCGGGTGCGGGAAAGTCAGGTCAGCGAAGTAGTCAAAGTCTGCCTGTTTAACGATTTTTATCGCTATCTGCCCGCCAGCATAAACGCCACTGATGATGGTGTTTGCTGTTGCCGTCTCGATCGGGAAATCGTCGCTTTCGTTCAGACCGGGCACTTCCTGCCCGTCAACGTCGTCGAACTGATACCCCTCGTTAACAACCGGAATGGCTTCACCTGGATTGAAAAATGTGTAAGAGGCGCCAGCCATTGATCCCAAGTTTGATTCAGAGAACCGCATAGAGGTTTTATCGTAAAACCCGATACCAAAACACATTAATTCAGTAATGTATTTCAAGTTGTCGATATATTCGAAAATCGACTCCTGCACAAGATCCGGGAAGGAGCGAACCTGGCCGAAATTGTCTGGCTTGGCCTCCCCATTGCGCGCGATGTTTGTCTGCCCCTTCAGGCTGTTATTCGGAGAGGTTTTGCTGTTCCCGCTGGCGGCGTTGGTGTTTGGCTTCGGCATCAGCGAAGACAGCACCTTCTGGGTGAACTTTATCGGGTTGAAATGCTCAAGCGGGTTTAGCAACGTGCCGACAAGACCGCCACTTTTTGGCTGATCGAAAATGATTACCCGGTCATCTTCCTGAAGTGCAAACCCAAGCTCATCATCAGGCTGCAGCTCTTTGCCGTTAACGTTGATGCGGATATGTCGGTGAAAGCTTTCCTGCTCAAGCCATTCTGAAAATACCGTGCCTGTTTTAACTACCGCCCGGTCCTTTGGCATCCCCGGAACGCGCTGAATCTCGATTACCGGCATAGGTGTAAAACTCCACTCTGGTGAATAGCTTGTGAATTGTCCGGATGGCGTCGAACCGGACATGTCCATTTTCCCCGCGGCTGTGCAGCGCGCGACCGTCGACAATCAGACCAACATGCACCGGCTTACTGCCAACCCAGGCAACGAAGATCCCGTCCTCAGTGAAAGTGCCTCCGGGCTGCCAGAAAACGACATCAGCGTCATAGCACGTCATGAAGTCGCGCCCGGATTCGCAATCCACCGTCTGGTGAATTTCGATCCCCAGCACATGACGGTAATAGAGCACCACCAGGCCCCAGCAGTCAGCAGCGTCAAAGGTACAAGCGCGGTTACTCCAGGGGATGCCCTCAACCCGCGAGATGAAGTCGTCTTTAAGCATTCTGGAGCCCCGGATATTCCTCTACTGTATACAGCCGCCCGACGTTGCGATTGAGCGGGTTAACGCGCGCCAGGCTGCACGTCACGTCCTTCTCGTCCATCGAGCAGTCACTGACGTAGAGCGTCCACGACTTGATGGCCGTTGACATATCGGCTGCGTCAAATTGCTGGTACGTCGCCGAGATAGGCGTGATGCGCGAGTAGGCTTTCCACTGTTTGAGTTGCTGCTTGAATTCCTGCGCCAGGCGGCCAAATTTTACGGTACTGTCGAGGATCGGCGTGTTGCTCTGCTGGCTTTCGGTTAACTTCATGCGGCATGGAGCGTACACCTGGCCGCCGAGCTTTTTTGGGAAAATCTGGTTATTAACGAGCCTGATATAGCCAAAGACCGGGCTGTAAAACGTGATGGTTTCGTACAGAATCCGGTTTGGCCTTCGGCTCTGAAACTCTCTGAGGGTCGGCATTATGGCACCTTAGGTAAACTCTCCGGGTCGCGACCGTCAGGGTAGCCAGTCACAATAATGTCCAACCGTGATGCCCACGGCGGAGGTAGCTCAACGATAATGTCGTCAAATTCGTCATCTGAGTTAACCAACTCGCGTGCAACGACATCACCGCTCCACGTGAAAATAGACCCGGACTGTGACCATGACGGCCAGGAGAGAAAATGCAACTCCTGAACTTCAAGACCTGTATCGCCAGTGCCGGTCCCGAGGCGCATCGTGAACCACTGATTGCAGTTATCAAGGTAGTTTGGGCTCCGCAACCACTGCATAAATGCCCTGTGCTGATCGCGAGTGAATATCCATGTCAGGGAGAATGAGGTTTTCAGGTCGTCGGTTAATTTCTGAAATACCGGAGCACCGACCGTCGGCTGGTCGACGCGAAATCCGGTATCGGTAGTTGGTGTTTTCCCCTTCTGCGCCAGAGGAAGCCAGTCAGGGTAAGGAATTGGCATAGTTAGCCCCTTGCTTTGCGTGGCGCCTGGTGATTTCGCTGTATGGCCTGACTCGCAGGGCCGCCGTTATCGAGGTCATAAACGAATGCATCCACCGTCCAGCCTCCATTTCCATCAGGTGTAGCCTGAGCGTCAACGCTGGACGACGTGTAGTTATTGATATTGACCACCACACCGCCACCTGCGTTATTAGCCAGATCCTTGTTGCTGATCACCTTTCCGTTGTCGCCGGGGATCATGTACTGGCTGCCATTACTGGCTCGGTAGATTTCGGGCATCCCCCCCTCGCCTACCTGGTACATTGAACCGGCCGAGACCGGGCCGCCGTTCTTGCGCTTACCCGCCAGTGAACTGGACATCGCCATGGCGGCAATTACCGCACCGATACCGATCGCCGCGGCGCCACCGAAAGAGCCGATGGAGGCGACGATTGCAGCTGGTGTCCATGCCGCGGTTGTAGCCGCCGCAGAGGAAACGCTAGCCGCGGTAGTTGTCGCTGTGCCGGCGACAGCTGCGGATGTTGTGGCCGCTGTTGCTGCAATCTGAGCACTACTGCCTGTGACTGCTGCCTTTACCCACTCAATGCCCATCTGAACGAACGAGTTGACCACGCTGTTGAGCACGGTCATGCCGATGCTGCGCATTGCATCGCTGGCCGACATACTTCCGGTGACAATGCCGGTCAGCGCATTGCTGGCCACCGAACCAAGAGAGTCGAAAGCCGCCGCCGCTGCCTGAGTGGCTGCGTTCTGTTGCGCCCATTCTTCCCACATGGCAGCGTTACGCTGATCACGATACTGCTGCTCAATAGCCGCACGCGCGGCTTCGGCCTCTCCGATTTTTTGCGGGTAAAGCTGGGCGTAAAGCTGGATGTCAGCAATGTCTTTCTGATACTGGCTATCCAGCCCGGCAGTTTTGCTGGTTTTACCCTGGATGGTACTGAACTTATTGGCTGCCTCTGTGCGCTCCCGTTCAGCCTTAGCCTGCTCACGCAATGCGTTGGCATTGTCCCAAGCTTTACCTGCCAGTTGGCCGGCCAGCAGAAGTTGCTCCTGCGTGGCTGTGTTGCCGAGAGACTGCTGTGCATTAAGCACGGCCTGCGCTCGCGATAACTCACCTACACTCCCGGCTGACAACTCTGCCTTCTGCCGCAACTCATCCAGTTTTTGGTTTACAGTCTCCTGCGCTTTAGCGTACTGCTCAGCCTCTTTCTGGGCTGCTGACTTGCCCCCCTTCGCTTTAGAACCACCTGAAGTAGCGGTGGCCTTTATCTCGATCGGCTTGGTGTTTGCCGCGGTCTGAGATGCTTTTGTTACAGCGGCCAGATCGCCAACCAGCATGGCTGCCTTATTGCTCAGCCCAGCCAGGGCTTTGTTTTGCGCTTCCCATCCGTCAAGTCCAAGCCATGACCAGGTGCGCGCTCGGCGGTTGAACATTTCTGCCGTACTGTTCAGATCAGAGATCTGAGCATCTGCGGAAATAGCTTTGCCTGCCAATCTATCTAACGCTGCTGTTAACGAGTCGATTACCGTTACCATCCCTGAACTCGCACCAGTAGCCTGGTTAACTGAGTCGATCATGGACAGGAATGAGTTGGTCAGTGCGTTATTGGCTTGAGCCAAAGTACGAGGAAGTTTTTCGAACTCTGCATTTACTGAGCCGGTTTGTTTCTGGATGGCGTTAAGTGCGTCTTCTGCAGTCAGTTTCCCGTCCAGCATCAGCTGGCGAAGCTCTCCAATACTTACGCCCATCCCCGCGGCAATCTGACGCGCCAGTTCAGGCATTTGTTCAAGGATGGAGTTGAATTCCTCAGCCCGGATAGTGCCAGAGGAGATCGACTGGCCGAACTGACGAAGAGCATTCGCCATTTCTTCTGTCGAAGATCCGCCAATGCGACCGATTTTCTGAAGTGTTTCGGTGAGCTGGATGATCTGGCCGTTAGTCGCTCCAGTATCACGCAACGCCGTGCTGAGAGTCTCCCACAGCTTTGCTGTATCCTGTAGCGAACCACCCGTTGCCGAGCTTATGCGCATTAAGCCCTGCATTGTCTGGGTGGCGGCCGCGGCGCTGCCGGTTAACCTCTCGATCCTGGCCTGCATTTGAGACATGGCGTCAGCCGCTTCAAGGAAGCGCTTACCATAATCAACTACCTGAGATACGGCGATCGCGGAAGCTATTGCAGACAGTCCTGTCTTTAATCCGACAGAAGATTTTGCTGTCTGATTTTGCGCTTGCTTGAGGTCGTATAATTTCCCGGCAAGCTCGCCAATTTCTTTTCTTTGAGCCGCAGTAGCAGATGAACCAGCCTGGAGCCTGGCAGATAACATTGCCGCACTTCTCGCGCCATTCTTCTGCTCTTCATTGAGAACAGCGATCTGCTGCGTAAGGCTCAGAGAAATTGAGCGCAATCTTGCCGCGTCATTGGCCTGCTGTGCAGCCTGCTTCGCTGCTTCAGACGATGCTTTTGCTGACGCATTTTGAGCAGATTTGAGGTCATACAGCTGGCCGGCAAGTTGAGAAATTCGCGCCTTTTGCTCGTCAGTTGCCCCATTCCCCGCTTTCATTTGGGCAGACAGAATAGCGGCGCTTCGAGATCCCTCAATCATCTCAGCATTAAGGACGGACAACTCACCTTCAAGGGATGAGATCGCCGATTCTGATGCTCTGAAAGCAGCAGCACTATCACTATTCGCCTTTGCTGCATCGATGGCTGCCTGCTTTACGTCAAAAAGCTTTACCGCAAGGTTTCCAATCTCCCTGCTCTGCGCCTCTGACGCATCACCTGACGCTGCAATTTGAGCTGCGAGGGCGGCAGCGCTGCGGGCACCATTTTTATTTGCCTCTTCAAGAACTGCTATTTCGTTACCAAGCCGCTCCATGATTTTGGCTGCATTGCTCGCGTCATCCGCAGCCCTTGCGATCGACTTGCCAGATTTATCAGCAGATTTTTCAAGCCCGGAAAAGTTATCGGCGGCTTTACCTGCGCCATCACCCATTCCGTCAAGCGACTCAATGGCTTGTCGGCCAGCCTGAAGTAATGGAGCTATATCAGCGCTTACTGTATAGACGATGCTACCGGCGTCTTTCTCACCTGCCATGTCATTCTCCGGTTATTGCTTTGCTTTAGCCCTGCGTGCGGCCTGTTTAGCCAGGTATTCGTCGGCGATACTGTCGTACTCTTCGCGTGTGAAGCCTTTCTGGTCCGGGTATTTCGCCGCCAGCAGCATCTGAAATTTTGTCATTGTCAGCCTGGCAGCCTCTTCCTCGCTCATCCTGAAATGAGTCTGAGCGGCGACGATATATTCCATCGCCTTAAACTCCGTTGTCGTCTCGCCGGTTTCGTGGCGCTGTAACTGCCTAACCTTGGCTTTTCCGACTACACCGTGCTGCATGAGATGCTGAGCCAGCACGATAATGTCGTTCTTTGGCATCTGGCCGGGGCGGTAGACAACGCAGATACTCCATGCTTTCCACTCGCCGATCATTGGCGTCAAATCCTCCTCACAGCAGGCCTGCAAAACCTGCCATGATGCGAAGAAAAGCTTCTCAGCAGCGCGATTGAATGATGGAGATAGCCAGGCAGGAAAGCGGCCAAGCGTGCCAGCGCAAACCTCAATCAACTGAGCGACGTCATTTCCGTGGATGGTGGCGTATGCCTGCACAATCTCTTCCGGGCTGCCGATCCTGGTCATGGCCTCGAATGAAGGTCGCAGCAGGTAATCTTTCCCGCCTTCGCGGCTGTCGCTGATAGAGAGTTCGCCAATATCGGTTAAAGCGGTCATAGGCCTTCCAGTAAACGGTCATTATCAAGGGCGGCAAGCCGCCCTTTGGAATGTCCGTTAGGTAACGGTAACCGTATGCACGGCCACAAAGTTGCCATCTACGGTATTGATGATGATCTGCGCGCTGCCGGTGGCGACGCGCGTCACGGTAACGGTGTTGCCGGATGCGGTGGCCGTTGCTTTGGTCGCATCGGTAGTCGCTACAGTGAAGTCTTTGTTGGTAACGCCGGTTGGCGCGATGTTCACCGTGAAGGTGCTGGTACCGCCTGCCGTGCCGGTGCTGGTTGTCGGGGTTACCGTCACGCCAGTCACCGCAACCGCAGTGATTTCGTTAACTTCGATGGTGGTTGCGTCGCCGACTTTGAACTCGGTGGAGAACGTGACGATGTCGTTGGTGCCGCCGTCAGAGCTCAGCGCCGTGATGTTCATGTAGCCGATGAATTCAACCGGGCCGTAGTCCATGCGCACCCAGATCCCAGGCTGGCACTTGGCCTTCAGCTCGTCAGCGAAATACTTGATGAACTTGCCAACACCGTACTGATCCAGCTTGTCCTTCTTACGCACCTCACCTTCAAAGCTCAGGGTGAAGTCACTGTTGGTGATGATGGTTTCGACATAGCCGCCGCCGTCATCCGCATCAGAGGTAACCGAGTTCGGGTTGAAGTCGAAGCCTTTCGACGTACCAGCAGCCAGCGCCATCCACTCAGACTCAAGTGGCTTGACGTCCGGGCAGCCATCGGCGACTTCCAGCACGACCGCACCGCCGAACAGGCGCTCGTTCGAGTTCTGGCAATTAGCCATGTGAAACTCCTCTTTGACGTATAAAAGAAAACCCGCCGGAGCGGGTTATTTGGTTGGGATGGCTATTCGCCGTAAGTGCAGGCGAACTGGAGTCGGAAGACTATTCGCCCTTCTTCTGTGAGCACCGGCGCTGGGATTGCGCCCATGTTCTGGATGTAGCCGACGCACTCGTCAGCCATGGGGTTGGCCTGGACGTAATCGACGATGCGCTGCACGGCGTTAAGCGCGTCTTTGCGCTTGTCCTTCGCGCCTATGACATCAACCAGGATATGATACTCAGATCCGAGGTCAGTACGGATATTCGACCCGCCGTTTGGCCTGAACACCATGATTGCCTTCGACAGGTCTCCCGGATCGTCGTACATCAGCTGCTGCACAGTGAAACCGGTAGTTAGCCCGGCGTCGCCGAACATGTTGCGCACCCGCTCGTGCATCATAGGCGTCATAGCGAAAGCTCCTTGCGCATCACCGCGTCAACGTTATCGCGCTCATCATTCGCGCCTTTGGTCAGGAATTGCGGCTCGCCATGCGGATCCCAGTAGTTGCCCGTTCCGGTACCGCCGCCGAACTCTTTCGGTTTCTGCGGACCGAACTCAGATCGGTTACTGGTCACGCCGAAGTGCGCTCTAGGCTGACCTTTCAGCTTTCCTGACGCCTCATGAACATACGCGGCATAGTTCGCTGAGTAGCCGATGCGCCCAGTGATGAACACGCCGCCAGCATCGATTTCGCGGAACTGGCTGTTAATCAGCGTGGAGGTGTCGATCGGGGTGTAATAGGCTGCCCGCGCACCGATGAGAATCATAGCCGACTGCAGCGCGCGAATTACCTTGCGCCCCTTAACGTCGTTGATGACATCGTTCAGGTGCTTCTTCGCCTGGCTGATGCCCTTCACTTTGATGCCCATGGCTAATCTCCCGTCAGGATGGCGTAATCATCCGCCAGTCGTTCAAACGTGTCGGCATAGCGAATAACCTGCCGCACCTCGTCGGCACCAGCCACAACCGGGTCGGCTTCCGTCGATACGCCAATCAGCAGGTAATCACCCGCAGCCGCCAGCGCGAACTCCGTCCAGATAGTATTCTTCACGACGATTTCGGCGCCCAGGCTGGCTAACTTTTTGCTGAGTCCGCCCTCGTAATCGCAGAGGATTTGCTCAGGTTCCGCATAGCCGCGCGGATCGCCGTATTCGTCATCTCCTTCCAGTTTGCGCCAGATGGTCGCCGTGGCTGTATATGACCAGTTTGCTGTTGCCGACACTGGTTACTCCTTTGGCGCTGTAACGCGCTCAATCTCAAACCACTCGATATTCAGCGCATTGACCTGCTGACCTTTGCCTACCGGCACGAAAAGCCCTATGGCATCGCCACATTCAAGCTGCAAATAACGCTCAATGACGATTGGTGAAACTACTGTCTCACTGAAGGTTTTAACCTCTCCAGCAACGCGATAAACGACCGTCACATTCAACGCGCTAACCATGCTTGTTACAGTTGCCATATTTCACTCCTTCCAGCGCAGCACAACCGTCACGTTTCCGCCCTGGCCTTTAAGTTGCTCACTGCGCTTAATGGAATTCAGTGGGATGCAAGAGTCCATGACGACTTCACCAACACGATGAAGTCGGCCGTTTTTCAGTAACCCGCCTCGCTTCATTCTTTCCACCTCAGCACTTTCGCCCCAGTCGCCCGAATGTGCGGACAGTTGATGAACCACTCGCCGTCCGATTTCACGTAGCCGGTAGTCTCCCGCCCTGTGTCGGTAATCACCCATACGCGAGTGAAGGAACGCGGTAGCCCGTGCTTAACTGATTTGTACGTCATCACTTGTCACCGCACATGCAGCCGCCCTTCCCGATCCAGATACCAGCGAATGCCGGGGTGGCGGTAGGGTCGGCAGGAATAAGGGCAGTGGCGCAGCCGTACTTATCCAGCCCGCGCAGCAGGTTCACTGATGCTTTCCAGCGATCGGTGAACGACTGGTACCGGAAAGAGCGCGACGCTCCGCTTGGAGCCGTCTGGCTGGAGATGTATTTATCCCCCTGCCCGAGCCCCATAAGCGCCAGCAGATAGAGCTGAATCAGCAGCGCGGTCGATGTAGGATAATGCGCATCGAGACACTCCTGAATGCTGTTGGCCTGGTCGACGAGGGCCTGAAGAACAAAATCGGGAATGGTAATTCCCTGGCTCTCCAGATACTCCTTCGCCTGTTCGAGAGTTACCATTATCGACTCCGTGAAATACCCCGCCGGAGCGGGGCATAAAAAAACCGCCTTAGCGGCGGCTGTTATTCAGCAGGGAAAAGCTTTTCGATTTCGCCATCTGGCAACAGCTCACTGAGCTTTTCAGCGCCCAGGGTGCCCTTGAACTCAATGCCCAGCTCAGTAAGGCGGTCCTGAATAATCTCTTTGCGAGATTTCTCACCAGTACCGGCATCAGGTGTTGCTGGTTTCAGCTCGCCACCAGCTTCGCCTTTCATCAGCCGAACGTTAGACTTCAACGCCGGATGAAGCTCTTTCAACTCCACCACGTCGCCAACCTTCACGCCGAACCATGGGCGCACAACTTCGTATTTAGCCATGCTGTTTCCTTACGCCAGGTTAGCGCCGTAGACAACGCCGGACAGGCCCTGATCGTCTGCGGTAATTTGCAGACCTTCAGCAGACATGATCTGGAAGTTGTAGTTAACGTTAGGCAGTGGGCGCGGCAGCGGAACAACGCCTACAGCCATACCCACCAGTGGGGAGATCACGTCACGGCGACGAACATACGCGATAAACTCGTTACCGGTCAGCGCGAAGCTCATGCGGATTTCTTTCACCGGCGCGAACGGCAGAACCGCCTGCAATACAGTGCCGCTTACAACGCCATTCACCACGTACGGCTGCGCCAGGTTTGCCCAGATTTCCGGGGAAACCCACATCACATCGTATGCGGCGACTTTGTTCGTGCGTGCGGTGGTACCGAATGCGCCTTTACCGAAGAACGCAAAGAGCGCGGTCATGTCAGCGGTGGTAAGGTCGATATTCGCGCCACCAGCACCGGAACCGAGGTTGATCTTCTTGGTGTTTCGGTGGTTCTTAATTCCCTGCGCCGGGTAGGACTGAACCTGAATTTTTGAATCGCCGTTGAGGTAGTAGTTGACGCGCTTCTGGTTGAACTTGCGCATCTTCGCCATCTGCGAATCCAGCACCAGATCAATGCCTACAGAGTTAAGGCCAGCAGCATGACGCCAGTTAACGCCGTAGCCAGCAGTGAACACTGGAATCGGGTCGCCGTCGCTCGCGTAGTCAGTGTGGTCGAAGGAGAACGGCGCCTGACCATCGATGCTTACTGACACGTCATCGGCGATGTCGCCAACCACGTTATACAGCTTGGCGGTTTTACCGACCGGCAGCACCGTCTGAACTCCGATCAGGTCGTTCACGATTTCCATGCCAACTTCCTGATCCCGAAGTTGCAGCACCTGGTTGTCAATCTCAGCCCAGAAGTCACGGGAGAAACCGCCAACGGCGTTACAGGCCAGCATGTCAGGCGTCATGATTGCGCGGTTATTGCCCCAAACCCCTTGTATACCCAGGGTGCTGCGCGCGTCGGATGCATGAATTGCGTGCTGTGCAACAAAGAAGAAATTTCAGAAACCGCCGCCCGCTGGCCGGAGCACATTGAGAAGCACCGCCAGTGGGAGCATAAGGTACGCCTTGTTTCTCGCTGGGTTCATTGGATGAGCGTTGGCACAGAGAGCCAGGCATGGATGCGTTCTCAGCTTGGGTTCAGAGAGGTCAACTGGAGGGAATTTGCCGGATTCTCCGAAGAAGAATCAGCACCAGGAATCATCGAGCGCAGCAGGAAATACCCGGTACATCTCGGTAAAGATGTCCTGCTTTATGGGCTTGACCCGGATGTTCAAAACATTGACTGGTCAGGGTTCTATGGACCGCGCGGAAATATGGGCGCGCCGTCCGTTCCGGAAGTCGTCGAGTGGGCGAAGACCGGTCGGGGGGGAAGGTTTACGACCTGGTGAAAGCGAGCATGGACGCATCAGTTTGTTCGTCTCGTTATGGACTATGTGAGTGAGGATTAGTGATGACTGGAAAATATTCTCTTATCTACGCTGATCCACCCTGGTCTTACGGCAACACCAGCAGTAACGGGGCAGCCGCCGACCATTACTCCACCATGAAGCTCATCGACATCAAACGCCTGCCAGTCTGGGAGCTTGCCGCCGAAAACGCGGTGCTGGCGATGTGGTACACCGGCACGCATAACCAGGAGGCTATCGAACTGGCAGAGGCCTGGGGCTTCACCGTTCGCACGATGAAGGGCTTTACCTGGGTGAAGCTGAATCAGAACGCGGAATTGCGCATCAACAAGGCGCTGACCGAGGGTGAAATCACCGACTTTTACGACTTCCTCGATCTGCTTAACGCCGAGACGCGCATGAACGGCGGCAACCACACCCGGGCAAATACCGAAGATCTGCTGATTGCCACCCGCGGCGCTGGGCTGGAACGTAAGCATGCAGGGATTAAGCAGGTGATCTATAGCCCGCTCGGTGCGCACAGCGAAAAGCCGTGGGAAGTTCGCCACCGGCTGGAACTGCTTTACGGTGATGTGCCTCGCATTGAGCTGTTCAGCCGCAGCTCGTCGCCAGGCTGGCACCACTGGGGAAACCAATGCGCCACCGCCGCGGTTGAATTGCTGCCCGGATGCGTCATCGATGTGGTGAAAACGGAGGCCGCATGACGCCAGAAACAGACAACGCAATTCGCGCCGCCTGCCGCCGCTGCACCGAAGAAATCCAGCAGGCCATGCGCAAGAAGCCAAAGCCGAACTGGAACGAAACTGTGCCTCCAATCATCAACAAGCATCACAAGAAAATTGAAGCTCTGGGAGTTAGCCTCCTGGAGTTCGTCGTCAAAACTGGCCGCCTTAACGGGCGGTTTGGAGCCGAACAA